GAAGAACTTGACATGGATTACCATCTTTATTTATTCGCTGAAGCGGTCTGCGTTGCCGATCATACAATTGACACTACTGATGTTTTAAGAATTAGTGCCAAGGATGCACAGAAGGCAGCACAGTTAGCAAGAAATTTTTTCTTCTTCGATTTGGGGGAGCTGTCCAAGATGATCTAATAAAAAGATTAATCGCCAGAGTTACTCTACAGACCTCTACTTCAGCAGAATTTTGCTATACTATACCCCTTGTGGATTTTATTGATTTTTATGAAAAACTTATTGAAGAATCAAATCGCTTGAGAAAAGAGGAAGGTAATGGCAAGTAGGAGGGAATTAAGAGCACTCATAACTATAGCTGGGCGAATTGATCCGTCCCTGCAAAGTGCCATGCTGCGAGCTTCTGGTCAAAGCGCTAGGCTTGCAAGAAATACGGCAAGATCGGCGAGCGGATTAAACAGAGTCTCAAGCGCTGCGGTTGCACAAATAACAGCATTAGCAGGTTCGTTGGCTGCAGTCCTAGGCGTTAATAAGATTATTGATACTGCCGATGCTTGGACTACGGTAAGATCAAGAGTCGGGCTTGTGACAGATGGCATTCAGCAACAGCAGGAATCTTTAGAGGCGGTATTTGAAATAGCCCAAAAGACTAAACAGTCTTACCAGGCAACTGGTGACCTATACGCCAAAATCGCTACGAACGCTAAGCAGCTAGGTTTGGCAAATAATCAAGTCCTCCAGATCACAGATACAGTTAATAAAGCATTGAGGGTTGGAGGAGGAACAACCCAACAAAATGAGGCGGCTATTATGCAATTCAGCCAGTCATTGGCTTCAGGAAGACTACAAGGCGATGAATTACGTTCTATCCTTGAAAATGCTCCTCGTTTAGCTAAGGCGGTTGCTGATGGATTAGGAGTTACAGTTGGATCGCTTAAAAAGTTTGGTAGTGAGGGAGCGTTAACCTCCGATGTTATCATAAAGGCACTACGTTCCCAGGGGAAAGTGATAGATCAGGAATTCTCAAAAATGCCAGTTACGATACGAGGGGCTTTTACCTATATAGATAACGCCTTTGGAAAGTTCGTCGACGACACAGGAAAAACGACTAACGTTTTCAACCGTATTTCTGCGGGAATGATTCGCGGCACGGATATGCTATTCAATAGCCTAGAAAGATTGGGAAATAGTAAATCTGTTGCAAATGCTTTCACAACCTTAGGCAATAGCATTCAATGGGCAAGGGATAATTCTAATTGGTTAACTCCTGTCGTATCTGGGCTAACTGCTGCATATGTAGCAAACAAAACGGCCATTATAGGAGCTACTATTGCTCAAAGAGCTAATGGAATTGCAGCTTTAGCCTCAAGCGGTATTATTGCTGCACAATGCGCCTGGATAGAATATCAAACCGTTGTAGCAGGAGGAGGAGCAAGGGTTATAGGAATTCTTACGGCAGCACAATGGCTATGGAATACTGCAATGACTGCTAATCCAATAGGAACAGTAGTCACGGCGATAGGAATCCTCGTAGGTGCAGGCGTAGCTCTATGGAAGAACTGGGACTGGGTTATGGCCAAAGGGAAAGAATTCTTTGCGTGGATTGGTAAGGTAGCAGAGCCAATTAAGAATTTTTTCGGATATAGCGGAGCGTCAAGTGCTCCTGGGCCTGCCTCCTTCTCAACAGTTGATATGTATGCTTCTGGCGGGATAGCAACACGAGCATCGATCTTCGGAGAAGCAGGACCAGAAATGGCAATACCTCTTCAGAGAACTCAACGTAGCCTTGGCCTTCTTCAGCAGACGGCTAACATTTTAGGAGTTAGTCGGGTAAGCGGACCAGGTAATACAATAAGAATTACCTACGCTCCGAACATTCAAGGAGGCAGTGGCCCAGACATTCAAAGGTCGCTTGATATATCATTTGAGCAATTTAAAATTTGGATCGAACAGTTCTTTGAAGACAAGGAGCGGTTCTCTTATGGATAATAGTTTTGAGTACACTACAATGAAAGGCGACACCTTTGATATCCTTGCCCTTGATGCCTATAACGAAGAGACAAAAGCACATTTGATTATTCAGGCTAATCCGGAATACTCAAATGTGCTTATATTTGATGCTGGAGTCAAACTTAAAATTCCTTTTATTGAAGTTACATCTGCAGCAACTCTGCCCCCATGGAAGAGGTGATATCTGTGCGACTGATTTATGAAGGAAGAGATATCAACGAAGCGGTTGAAATTCGAAAGGCCGATCTAACAGATAATGCCGGAGAAGAGTTAGACAGCCTGGAACTCCATTTTAATGATCCCAAAGGATTATGGAGCCAATGGAAACCAGAAAAAAACCATACTATCCAAGTCATTGAATCCGGCTTTGATAGTGGGGTCATGTACACTGACGAAATAGGTCAGCAGCGTGGTCTTATAGTTCTTAAAACTTTACCAATTAAACAAGAGGCAAAAACAGAGAATACGAAAACATGGGAAAATACGCATATTCTAGGGGTCTCTCAAGAGTTAGCCATTAAACACGGATTAACTCTTGAGCATTACGGAGTAGATGATTACCTTTACACAAGATTAGATCAAGTAGAAAGGTCGGACTTTGATTTCTTAGCGTGGCGTTGTTTACTTGAAGGATATGCCCTAAAGCTGAGTAATGGAAAGCTTATTATTTACGATGAAGGTTTCATGGAGGCCCCAGCGCCGGTTAAAACGTTAACCCCTGATTATGTAGACGGGGATTATATTTTTAGAAACAAGTCCAACCAAGTGTATGGGTCTTGCTTGATATCTAGTCCGAATAAAGAAATTCAATTTGAGACAAAGGCTGAAGCTTATGGTCCTACCCTTAAATTCAATAATTTTACATTAAATAACATCGACGAAGCAAAGCGTTTTTCTAAAGGATTATTAAGGTCAAAGAATAAATTCGAGCAAACGTTTTCGTGTTCTGTTCAATTGGATCCTGGGATCGCGGCAGGTAGCACTATAGCACTGAAAAACTTTGGTCTGGCAGACGGAAAGTATCTTGCCTATCAAGTAATCCAAAAGTTTGTCAGCAGAAAAAGCATACTGAAGCTTCGAAAGTTGGTGAACTAATGCCCATCGCAGTGTTTGGAAGCAAAGTATTTGAAATAACAGACTCTAAAGTCTATACAATAGATGGACTACAATATAGCTCATCTCTTCAAACAGAAAAGCAAGATACAGAAGGAAAAAAACCAAGTACTTATAACAAGGGGCCGGGTTTAAATGGACTAAGTTTCACCTTGAAGCTTGATGTTACCCAGGGAGTAAACCCACGTCGAGAAATAGAGTCATGGGAACAGATAAAGGATGCAGCAGTTGCTTATCCGTTTATCCTTGGAAGAAGTCCGCTCGGATTGAACAAGTGGCTCTTGGTAGATATTCAGGCGTCAAATGCTGTGATTGATAATATGGGCAATATTCTAAAAGTAGAATTGGAACTTAAGTTTGATGAGTACGTTCGTGCTGGTTCAGCGGCTGAATCATCATCAAAATCAAAAAGCGCATCATCAATTTTCCCTGGTCTAATACAGAATGACGGAGACTCATGGGGATATAAACGAGAAAACCCCGCAATGCTTTCAATGGCAGAATACAACAAAACTAGGTTACTAGGGGGTTAACCTATGATCCAGACAATTGATACCTCTCGCGACGTTAATATCGACTGGATAGCTAAAGGGATCGATCGAAAAGTACAGAACTTTATTAATCTTATCAGTACTTGGCGTTATGATATTGCCTATAATCGGATCATGGGACTAAATCCGTCCATTGTCGATAAGCCCCCCTCCATTGCGGCGGCGCTTTATACGGCGGATGTCTATCGTTTAGCGGCTGAATATGCACCGGAGATTACAGTAAAAAGCGTGACCGTTAAGGGGATAACGATCGATGGAGATATTGATGCAGAGGTGGTGATAGAAGTTTGAACGAAATTAATTTTGTAGAAGTCGATGCTGGTCAAATACAGCAAGAAATGGTTAATGATTTTCAGGATGCCTTAGGCGAGACTTTCAAGCCATCGGATGAACGGCTTATGTTTCTGCAGCAAGAGACTCCGGTTATCGTCGGTCTAAAGAACAATATTAATGACGCTGCTCGGCAAAATCTTCTAAGGTATGCTCGGGATGAAGCTTTGGACGCTCTCGGTGAATTCTATGGGGAGAGAGGTAAACGATTAGCAGCGGAAAAGGCGGTTGTCCCATTAAGAATTACTTTATCAGCTGCTCAGCCAACCGATTACACTATATTAAAAGAAAATATTATGGTCACTCCTCATGGTAATCTGAATTTTATCATAACCTTCTCCTTTTTTCTTC